TCGATCTAATACAAATTCTTTTTCTTTATCTAACTCAAAAAAACCAGTTCCATTAGCTGTATTAAAATGACCTTTTAAAAACACTAGTAAATTCCATTTAGCTTTTACAGTGCCGTGAACCGATTGTGTTTCTCCATTATCTTTATGTATTTCATTATAAAGAACAGTTTCAGGTTTTCTTAAATAGATAACTCCATCGTAGTTATTATATTTAGCTATAGGAAAATTAAATCTTTTTTTAAGATTTTGTTTATTTATTTCTTTTACTTTATCAGGTAAAGATTTATTGCCAAAAGCATAAATTCCTTTTTCTGTTTTGTAAGCTTTCATTTGTAATTGACCACATAAATCTAGCATCAAATGTAAGTCCCCAGGTTTAAAATAATTATCTACAACCTGAATCATTACTTAAAGCTTTTTTTTCTCCAGAATTTATTCTTATATTTATCTACTATAGAAGTCCACAGTCTATGAATAACTGCAGTATGTTCATCTTGAAACCATCTAAAACCAGCTTCCATTTTCCAATCATCTCTTTTAAAAGGAATAACTTGAACCATAGGCTCTCCTTGTTTAATTAAAGTTCTTTGATTCCATTTCTTATTTAAAAAAGGAAAATTGATGGTGTTATTATAAGTGTCCGTATCTACTACCCCCGATAATAATTCAAATCTATCTTCTTTGCGATTTAACGGAGCTATAAATAGACAACTATATCCTGGTGGAGTTACAGTAATCCATTCATTTTTAAATTTACCCGCTCTATCTTTTCCATTAGCCATTTCTTCAGTAAGTTGTTTATCACTATGATATTCCATCACTTCTCTAGGAATAGCTGACTGTAAAGTAAAATTAGTTTCTTTCGCATCTATAACATAGTCTTGGTGAAAAGGTATAATATAGCCAGCAGTTAAGGAATCTAAAAAGGGAATGCAACTTTTTAAAGTAGGTTGATTATAGTCTCCCTCTCTTAATTTTTCTAATTTTTTATATTGTTCTGGAATATAATGAGAGGCTGGTTTTGGATACGGTATAACATTTTTTAGATTTTTATTACAAAGAATAAATTCTATTTTTTGAGTCATTTCTATTCTCTTGGAGATTTATCTTTACGTGCTCCAACTGCTGTTCTAATGGGTCCACCATCATCATAAACTACATTTCCAGCAACGGATATTCTATAACCATCTGAACTTACAAAAGGATACACTACATGATTTAAATCACCTGGAAAAAATATGATAGATCCTTCCCATTCTTTTGATAAAGCAATCTCTAGTTTAGATACTCTTCCTACAACATTAGTGTAAATAAAATTAATAAAAGCACCTGTTTTGGCTGTTTGATAATCTGGATGATTTAATTCCTCTTTAACGTCATAAGGAATATTAATATATATAATAAAAGAATATAAAGCATTATGCATATGCATAGGAAGCCACTGATGTTTTTTTTGAAAATTAGCCCATATACAATCCATTTTCATTTGATCTACTTCAACATAAGTCATATTTTTTTGAGTTCCATTATCGTATGCTGAAATTAATACGTTAGGATATTTATAAAGATTTTTATATGTAGAGCTTATCTTTTTAATATAAGGCTCTACTACTTTATATAGCTCTGGATAAGCTTCTCTATTCCAACGATAGTTTTCTCTTTTTTTAGGTTCGTTGGGGAATATTTCTTCTATACTATGTGGAGCAAGTGATGGATCTTCTTTCATTTTTTTAGCAACTTGTTCTACATGTTCTTTAATAATTTTTAAGACATCATCTGGTAGTTTATCCACTATGTATCCTAAATTAGCAAAATCGTTCACAATCATTATATGGCCTCCTCTGTAAATAAAAATTGAACTGTGTATCGTGGTTTATATGCATCTTTAAAAGCAAGTCCTTTATGTTCGATTGTTGGATCAAAATAAATAACTCTTCCATTTTTAAATGATACTTTTTCTTCTTTATTATCTTTTTTAATAATAAACTCTCCGCCTTTACCTTCTTCGCCTACCATAAATAAAATTCCTTTGGGACCGTTATCTTTATGCCAAGTTCCGTCCATTTCTTTAAATTGTAAATTAATATTAATACTATGCAAAATTGTAGGTTGTTTTAATTTAAACACTTTTTCTAAATGCTCATACATTTTTACATACATTTCTACTAAACTAAAATCTATATTATGTTTTACTAAATGTCTAGTAAATCTATGAAATATATTACAGCTAAAAATTCTGTGTGTAGCTCCTGCTAAACCTAATGGCCAAGTGCTCCTGTTTGCTAAATTATTAGCTCTAAAATCTGCGTGATTTAATTTTTCAAACATGTCTACTAAATATTTAGTGTCAAATATATTGTCTTTTATTTCCATTGTTTTGTTCTATCTAAAACTTGTTGTTCATCTGCAAAATAAATATAATCTAATCCATCAATAAAAGCATCTGTTGGAACATAAGCTAAAGGTTTTCCTGCTGCGTTTAAACTTGTATTTAATAAAATAGGTACATTTGTTTCTTGGTACCACCCAGATAGAATAGTATGTAGTACTTTATTATTTTCTTTTTTTACTGTTTGCATTCTACAAGTTCCATCCACATGAACCACAGCTGGTATTATATTCTTCTTTTCTTCTTTCACTGGGAAAGCATATAACATGTACGGAGATTCTTTCAAAGGATACATATCAATGTATTCCTCTGCTTTATTATGCAAACAACTAGCTCCAAAAGGTCTAAAATATTCACGTTGTTTAATTTGATTAACTATATCTTTTCCTTTTGGATTTCTTGGATCAAATAATATACTTCGATTTCCTAGTGCTCTAGCACCTGCTTCTGATGCTCCTTGAAATAAGCCTACTGCTTTTTGTTCTTTTAATAATCGTATTACTTCATGAATCATGTTATTTTAATTTTTTCTTTTATATTTTTAATTCTACCGTTAGGGGTTATTGTATGAAATTGAAGTAAAGCCGCTCCTAAAGACAAGCCTCCATCATAACAAAGAGGTTCTACATAAAAATTGTAATCTGGATTTTCTTTGACAATACGATAGTTAGCTTTACAGTTTTGAAAAAATCCGCCAGATAAAACAATATTTTTAGAATTAGATAATTGTTTTGCTTTATTAATTAAATGTAATACAGCTTGTTCTGATTGTTCCTGTATAGCAAAAGCTATATCTTTTTTTGTTTTTTCTAATAAATAACTACCTGGTTTAAATTTAAAATAACCTAAATGATTTTCTCTTGGAGTAAAATCAATAATATCATAATCACCAATAGGGTAATCTTTTTCATATTTAATTAAAGTAGATAAGGAAGGATCTTGTTTTCCGTATGCAGCTAAACCCATAGTCTTGCCGCAATCTAATATTTTAAAACCACAAATACATCCTATCATGTCATACATAGCACCTATACCTGGTGCAGGGTGATTAAAATAAATACAATCATTTTCTTTTGTAAAAGAAACTTCACCTTCACTCATTGTTCTTTTATACAAAGGTTTAAAAGAATTAGGATAAGAGCATTCATAAATACTTTCGGCTTCAATGTTTTGTAATCCATTTAAAGGACTACCTGATCCATCGACAACAATTGCAATGGAGTCTTCAAATTCAGATCTATAAAAAGCAGTAGCTGCATGAAGTAAATGATGTAAATTACCAAAATCAACTACTTGATAATCATGAGTTATTAACTTTAATTTTTTTAGATAAGAAACATATAAGTTTTCTCCTGACCAAGGATCTATGACGTTTCCAGTTGGATTGTTAATAGGAGTAAAACCACTAATAGCTGCAAAAGATAGTTGTGTATCCACAGGCATATACTCATATCTCATTTTTCCTATAGTTAAAAAGGGATTAGAATCTCTTTTTACACCAGACATCCTTTCTTCTTCTGTAGAAAAAATAATATGACCTCTATCAATTAGAGTAACGCCCGCATTATGGTTTGCATGAATTCCAGCTATTAACATTAAAATATCTTTCCCATTTGCCACTTCCACAAATATTGTGAATTCAATATCTTATTGTACACATAATAATCAAAATTTAAATATTTCATAACTTCTTTTTTATCTATACTAATTTCAATATTTTCATCATTTGCATTACAATGTTCTGTTTGATTAAAATGAATTTTTAAAAATAAATTTAAATCTTTTAATTCGACATACCAATTAACATGAGTGTTAATTAAATGAGATACTTGTGAAGATGTGTGAACTATATGTCCTCTTTCTCTTGTGAAAACATTGGTCATATAATTATACAATTCTGTTATATCTATTTCTTCGATGTTTAAATTATGTTTTTTTAAATCATATTTAAGACCTGAGATAAATCGCTCATAAGGATCTCTAATTACGGTCCATCTTATTTTATTTAAATTAATTCTATTAGTGATATTAAAATCTTTAATACATTTACTTACACTAGAGGATCCATTTTTATGGATCAATAAATATTGAAATTTATCAGTTTCAAGCAATTCTATATTTTGAAAAAGCATATTAGCCTCTATACTACAGCTTAAATGTATTGTAAAATGCCTTTATGGCTTTAACAAAAATACCTTTTAGACCTGGTTTTAACAAACAATTAACAGATACCCAGAATGAAAACAACTGGGTAGATGGGGATAATGTACGTTTTAGATATGGCCAACCTGAAAAAATAGGAGGCTGGATTCAAGAAACCTCTTCTGAATTGATAGGAGTTGCAAGAGCAATTCATACTTTTACAGATTTAGATGGTCGTAAGTATGCTGCGATCGGTACTAATAGATTATTATACATTTATTATTCGGGAGAATTTTATGATGTCACTCCTATTGACCCTGACCGACAACAAACAGGAGCAGATATTACTACAACAAACGGCTCAACAACTGTTACGATTACAACTACAGGAGCAAATAACTTAGAGCCTGGAGATATTGTTACATTTGAAAATGCAGGATCTTTTACTGGGGGTCAAACAGACTATACGGCTACTGATTTTGATGATGTTTTATTTGAAGTTCAAACAGTTCCAAGTACTACAACTTTTACAATTGAAATGCCTACAGCGGAAACAGGAACAGGGGCCACGAACGACGGAACATTAGACCCTTTACCTTACATTAAAATTGGCCCATTAGTTCAAACACCTGGATACGGATGGGGTGCAGGAACTTGGGATGCGGGAACTTGGGGGACTGCTAGAACTACTACTAATACTTTTTTGGATCCTGGATTATGGTCTTTAGATAACTACGGTCAAATTTTAATAGCTACTGTTTTAAATGGCAGATCGTTTGAATGGTCTCCATTAAACACAGATACAGCTGCACTACAAACAAGAGCAACCAGTATTGCAAATAACCCTACAAAATCTATAATGACTATTGTGTCTGATAGAGATAGACATTTATTTCATTTAGGAACTGAAACAACAATTGGATCTCCTTCTACACAAGATAAAATGTTTATTAGATTTTCTGATCAAGAGAATAGAAGTGTGTATCAACCTACATCAGTTAATACTGCTGGGACTTTTCAATTAGACTCTGGGACTGAAATAAGAGGTGCGGTTCAAGGTAAAGACTTTACGTTTGTTGGTACTGATACTTCAGCATATATCATGCAATTTGTTGGTCCACCTTTTACATTTTCTATTAGACAAGTAGGATCTAACTGTGGAGTTTTAGGACAAAACTCAATGGTGTTTGTAGACACCTCAGTTTATTGGATGTCTGATGAAGGTGGATTTTTTACCTACGATGGATCTGTAAAAAGGATGTCTTGTCCTGTAGAAGACTTTGTATTTAAAACAACAGGGACTAACCCAGGTTTAAATTTTAATGCTGGTCAACAGGTATATGCATCACACAATAGTTTATTTAATGAAATCATTTGGTTTTATCCTGATGCATCAAGTAATTTTGTAAATAGAATAGTTATTTATAACTATTTAGAAGGTACTTGGGTAACAGGAACTTTAGCAAGATCATCTTACGCAGACCAAGCTGTATTTGATAAACCTTACGGAACTAAATTTACACAAAACAGTGCACCTAACTTTCCAACAGTTAACGGTATAAGTGCGTCTCAAGGTAAATCTACATATTACCAACATGAAACAGGAGTCAATGAAGTAGACTTTAATGGTAACAAAACTGCTATAGCTGCTTTTATTGAATCAGGTGACTTTGATTTAGACATTGGAGGAGAAGGAGAAGTGTTTATAAAAATAAGAAGATTTGTTCCAGATTTTAAAGTGCTGCAAGGTAACGCTAAAATTACAATGCAGTTAAGAGATTATCCAGCAAATTCTCAATCTAGTTCTCCTTTGGGGCCATTTACAGTAACCAGCTCTACAACTAAAATAGATACTAGAGCTAGAGCAAGACTAGCTGCTTTAAAAATAGAAAATGATTCAACGGATGAAAATTGGAGATTAGGTTTATTTAGATTCGATTTTCAACCAGATGGTAGAAGATAATGGCTAAAGTTACAGTACAAATACCAGAGCCTAGTGAAAAATATGATTCAAATAATCAAAGACAATTAACAGCGTCTTTAGAAACATTAAAAAATCAATTAAACTTTGCTTTTCAAGAAGAGTTAAAACAAGAAGTAGAAAGATTTACTTGGTTTAATATGAGGTCAAATTAATGAGTTGTAATAATGTCAACGTTGAACCAACTGTAATTGGTGGTGGAGATGGCTCTACTGCTTATGATGCATTTGGAAGATTAAGGGTTTCTAATCCACTTACTATATTTGATTCTAAAAATGTTATGTCGAAGAATAATCTTTTTGACGAAGACTTAACAGGATCAGGAACGGTTACTTATACAGCCAATAAATCAACTGTTAACTTAAATGTAACCACAGCTAGTGGGGATAAAGTTATTAGACAATCTAAAAGAGTAATGAGTTATCAACCCGGTAAATCATTATTAATATTAAATACCTTTGTAATGAATACTCCAGAAGCAGACCTTAAACAAAAAGTAGGAACGTTTGATGCAAACAATGGAATATTCTTTTATGCTGACGGCACTACATTAAAAATTGTAAGACGAACGTATGTTACTGGATCTGCGGTAGATACTGAAATATCACAATCTTCTTGGAATGGAGATAAACTAGATGGTAGTGGTGCAAGTGGGTATACCTTAGATGTAGATAAAGCTACAATTTTATTTACTGATTATGAATGGTTAGGTATGGGAGCTGTTAGAGTTGGTTTTGTAATAGATGGTAAATTTATTACAGCACATACATTTTTAAATGCAAATGATTTAACCACTGTTTACATGCAAACTGCAAACTTACCTATCCGATATGAAATTGAAACAACAGGAACTATATCAGGAGCAGCAGTATTGCAACAAGTATGTTCAACCACTATGATTGAGGGAGGTTATGCACCAGAAGGTTTAAGACAATCTATTGGAACAGCTTCATTAGGTGGTGTTAATTTAACTACAGCCGGAACGTATTATAATTTAGCAACAATTAGAATTAAATCTGG